AAAGCTGAAAAAAATATCTATCGTTTTGGTAGAGGTATTAATTTCGCTGATCGAGATAATTTAGGTAATGCTAGTGGAGTTGCATTAAAATGGAGTTATGGACCATTAGATGAAAAATGTGATGACTTAGAAGAAAATGGACAAGCTGCATTAAATGATTTATTTAATTTAATATTTACTTATTTGAATATTTCAGGAATATCTATAAATAATTATGATAGTAATGATATTAAATTTATATTTGATAGAAGTATGATAATTAATGAAAAAGAAGTAGTTCAAATGGTTAATGATAGTATTGATGTTATATCTCAAAAAACAGCTCTATCTCATCACCCATTTGTTGAAGATGCTGAAGAAGAAATAAAACAAATTGAAAGTGATTATAATGAATTAGATGAAGAGGTTGATAAAGATGAAGACATTGACGGAACAGAGGAAGATGAACAAAACTCTGAAGAAGACAAACGACCAAAAGGAAATAATAATCCAAAAAAAGATAGTAAAGATTTATAAATCACATTTAGATTTATTATTGGAAGCAGTTAAAGATATTACTACAATAAAATTATTAGAAAAAAAAGTTATAAAAATAATTAATGATATGTACGATGAGTTAGATAGATTAATTATTAAAGAATTAATAGATAATATAAATAGAAATAGTAAATTGTTGTTTGATATTGCAGATATAGAAAAAACATTAGGTGGAACAACTACTAAATCAATATTAATGAATAGAAATACCAAACATAGTGTATCATTTGAATTAACTAGAAATAAAAATAAGTTAATTAAAAAAATAGTAAATACTATTAAATCAAATGAAGATATGTCTATGATAAATAAAAGAATAAAAAATATGGTATACAAAAAAGTGTATGGTAAAACTAAAGGTGATGGTGCTAAAACACTTAGAACCTTTAGAACAGAATACACTAGAACAAGAACAATGGCTAAATTGGAAGCAATAGAGCTATTAAACAAAGATGGTTATAAAACAACACTTCAATGGTTATATACTTTTGAAAGTAAAGTACCTAGACCTAGTCACTTACATTCAGATGGTATTATAGCTGGAGAAGATGGTTATTTTATAATAGATGGTTATAAAACAAAAGGACCAGGATTATTCGGAATTGCATCTGAAGATATTAATTGCAGATGCGATACTGAATGCATTATTAGACCGACCAATGATTAAAAAGTCATTAAACTAAATTGGTGTGGCTACGGAGCACTAATAAAATACCGGAATTAGTCGATGGACTTAAAACAGAGGAGGAATATATTATGAAATTAAACATCCAAAGATTTGCTGAAGAAGAAATTGACGATGAAGAAGTAAAAGACCCACAAAATGAAGGTTCTGATGAAGGTGATGACACTAATAATGATGGTGGTGAAACTAAAAAATCAGAAAATAAAAAATCATTTGTTAAAATTAGAGAAGAAAAAGCTAGAGAAAAAGTATTTAAAGATTTAGGTGTAAAAGATTTAGATGAAGCTAAAGATAAATTAGATAAAGCTGAACAAGCGCTTAAAAAAATAGAAGAAATTGAGAAGAAATTACAAGCTCAAGAAGCAGATAAGGTATATAGTAATAAAGTTAATGAATTAACAAAGATATTAAATGATGAAA